TTACTGGCTTTACTGGCATTACCGATGAGAAAGCATTTGCTTTCCAACGCGCAGGGTCTTTTGTGTCTAACGATATGCCTAACAGCAAAGTGGACAGACTCTCGCCTAATATGCCGCCAGAACTTTTTGAGGTAATACATGAAGTCGATGCGATGTTTGCTGAAGCCAGCGGTATCAGTAGCGTTCTTAGTGGTCGTGGCGAGCAAGGTGTACGCTCCGCTGGACACGCAAGCCAGTTGGCTAGACTTGGTTCAAGCCGCGCTAAAAAACGCGCTCTCATTGTTGAAGATAGTTTAGAGAAGGTCGCAACGCTATATCTCAAGCTCATGCAAGCCTATGACAATACTCACTTTTCTGATGAGTACGGCAACAAATTTATTGCAGAACAATTTACTAAAGACTTTGTGGTTAAAGTGGACGCCCACTCTAATAGCCCAATCTTTACTGAAGACTTACGCGCACTTGCATTTAATTTATTTAAAGCGCAAGCTATTGATAAGCAATCTTTACTTGACTTGCTTGAGCCTCCGATGAAAGAATTGCTCAAAGACAGATTAAAGAAACGCGAAGAAAATGCAGCACAGGCACAGGCAGGAGGCGCCGCTTCAGCAACACCAGCGCAGCCAAAGCCTAAAGGCGGTAAACCAGATTTGAAATTGGCGGAGGGTACATAATGGCAACTAGAGGAACGGTATCTCCTAAGGCGGACCAGCCTAGGGTAAGCACTAGCTCATTGCGTGAGACTTCTGCTCCAGCAAATTTGCAGTATCGTGTACAAGGTATTAAAACATTTACTGGTAGAGATACCCGTAAAACTGGTAGAGAATTAGGTAGGGGATAATTTTTTAGGAGATTATGATGCGTAAAAGCTATAAAAAAAGTCGGAAGACTCGTAGATAAGGTTTCCTTCACGGGAGAAAGGGTTGTGGCTTCCTTACCCTATAAATAGGTCGCTGCCTTCGTATTGGAGATGAAAATGCGTAAAGCTCGCAAAGGTCGTAAAGCTCGCAAGTAATCCGTAAGGATTGCTTTGGGTGACCAAACAAGTCCTACGGGGAGGAGGAAACTAAATAAACCTCCCCACTTGACAATTTGTGATAGTTAGAATAAATAGTATTTAACTGTTAATTAAGGAAATATATGAGTGTTCCACCAGATAAAATGATGGAGTTGATTAAAAACCAACAACCCGGCGGGGCGCCAGCTCCAAATATTACGCCTGAACCACAGGCAAACGGTATGTCGGATTCTTCTACCGCTCCAATGGGTACACCAATGTCAACGCCTGAACCTAAAATGGGTAACAAAGAAGGCGCAATGGTAAACCTTTCAATGGCTCAAGACTTGTTAGAACAAGCGCTTCCTTCCGTTGGCTCAGATAGCGAAGAAGGTAAAGCAATTCTTAATGCCATTAATGTAATAAACAAAGTTATCGGTCCTCGTAAGGGCAAAACTAAAGAGTTGCAGCAATCTGAAATTTTGCAGATGCTTCAAAACTTGCCTCAAGCTGGTGGTGCAACGCCTGAAGGTACAGCAATGTCTAAAGCACCGGCAGTACCGAATATGCCTCCAATGCCAGCAATGGCGGCGGCGGGTCCAACACCTCAACCGAGTCCAGCTCAATAAGGAGAAATCATGGATTTATTTAAGCCAAGAGGCGCGAGCCAACCTCGCCGTCCTACTGACAATACGCAACAACACGGCGTTATTACTAACACTCCACGCTTTTCACAGCTTGGTGGTTTAGATAGCCCAATCAAAACCGGACCTAAGAACAAGATGCAAGTTCAAAAGCCCGGCGATGGCAAAAAAGTAATCTAAATCAGAAAAGGGGATAAATTATGAGCTTAGAAGACCTATCGTTTGAAGCAAGAGACCAATTGGCTGCGCTAGCGCAACAGTTGTCTGAGAATCCTGATACTCGCAAGGAATTTTTGCGCTTGACCAAAAAAGCCAAGCCAGATTTGAATATTCCTGAATTAGAGATTGAGGATTACACAAATAGAGTGGCTTCCGCGTCTGAAAAACGCGTACAGGCATTAGAGGCACAGTTGCGAGAGCGCGATGCTATCGAAGACCTTAATAAGCGCCGTAACAAGCTAATGAAAAAAGGCTTGGCGAGTTCTGATGAAGATATTGAGCAGATTGAAAAAGTCATGCTTGAAAAAGGTATTACGAATCACGAAGTTGCCGCAGAGTATTGGGACTGGATGAAACAATCCGCTGAACCAACACCTACCGGCTACAATCCAAGCGCAGTCAGCAAGTTCGACCTAGGTAAATACTATAAGAACCCAGTTGGCGCAGCTAGAGATGAGGCTTCAAAAGCATTAGCGGACCTTCGGAGAAATCCGAAACCAATTGGTTTTTAAGACGCAGTAAATGGGGATATTTACTTTTAACGGAGATTTATTATGCCAATAGGCGGAGGGATTGTTCCGGCAACAGGCACAAGTCAATATAATGAGTTGACTTATGTTACACGCCGGGCTTTTATTCCCAAACTCGTAGTACAGCTTTATAACAGCACACCATTGATGGCTGCGTTGATTGCTAACAGTCAATCAGCTTCAGGCGGTGTATCCTCAGTAACCGTTCCAGTTCAGGGTTCGCAATTTGTGAACGCCCAATGGTCTGACTATTCTGGTTCATTCAACCAGCCTTCAGTCCAGCAAGGTGCTTTCAATGCTGAATTTGACTTGAAATTGATGATTGCTCCAGTACCGTTCCTCGGTATGGAAGGTGCAGTTCAGCAAGACGCAGCAATCATTCCATTGATTGAAGCTCGTATGAACGATGCAACCAATGTAATGATGGATGCAATGGCAACTGCTTTGTACACCAACACTACAAACAATCAACAATTTATCGGTCTTCCAGCAGCCGTTTCTAGCTCTGGTACTTACGGTAATATCAGCCGTAGCACCTACACATGGTGGCAGTCTAAGCAATATGCTGCTGGTGGTGTAAACCCAACTCGTCAAAACATCCTGCAATACATTTCTGGTACCGTTAAAAACGGCGCTGAAATGCCTAGCTTTGGTGTTTGCGGATTTGGTACATGGACATTGCTTGCTCAAGACTTCGTAGGTCAAGAACAGTATGTCATCACCCCCGGTCATGGTTTTGATAGCGATTCTAACGGTCCTCAAGCTGCTTTCCGCGCTTTGATGGTCGCTGGTGTTCCAATCTATCCAGACCCATATTGCCCTGAAGGTACTGTGTACTTCCTGAATACTAACTACTTGTCTCTGTACATCCATGACCAAGGTTCGTTCGTATTTACAGGATTTGAGTCCACTCTTCCTAACTGGCAGATTGGTTATGTTGGTGCTGTGTTAATGATTGCGGAATTGGTTAATACCAAGCCTAAGTCAATGACACAAGTGACCGGTTACAACTCACTTTCTATCTAAGGAGATAAACCATGTCATTAGCTTCCAATAAAATCCTAGTATCGAATGTAGCAACCAACGCGGCATCTGGCTATTTTCAAGCCTATGCTGCTGGTAACGCTACTGTTGTTATGCCAGCCGGCATTTACTACATTGCTCCTACTGCCAATGTCACAATCGAGTTAAACACCGATACTGACGGCAATATCAGCAATGCAACTTGGGCTGTTGTTGTGGCAAACAATACTGGCGGCTTGTTCATTGCTGACGGCTACAATGTACGCGCTAATGTGCTTTCTGGCACACCAACGATTACATTGTTTGCTACTAACGGCGGTCAACCAGTATCAGGCACATACAACAAATAAGGAGCAGCCATGTCTAGCGTAGATTCAGTAGCACAAAATACGGCGGCAAACTTTGGCAACTATGCCATTGCTTCCGCTACTGGCGTGCCTCTGGGTGCAACAGGCAATGCTGTTATTACAATTCCTATTCTTAGCGGCGGTTTGACCGCAGGGGCAAATGCCGCTAGTTCAGGAAGCGTAATTATTAGACGCGTAACCGTTCAGAATCCTAATGGAAATATTGGTACAGCCAATGTGTCTATTCTGACTTCTAACGATGGCAATGCGAGTAATGCGGTAGTTGCGGCTACCGTGTTATCCAATTTGACAGCGACTACTACTTATCAGGACTTGACTGTTGCTAGCCCGTATAGCACGACAACCGTTGTGAATGGTTATACCGTTCAGGCTTTATTTGTAAAAGTGAATACCGCAGTTGCTAATGGCACTTGTGATATTCGTGTTTATGGCGATACTGTGAGCTTCTAATTATGTCAACCTTATTTGTGACGAACACATGGGAAAAACCCATACACTTTGATTATGCTTTTAAACCGTACGCTTTTCCTATCGGGGAGACGGTGGAGGTGGAGGTAGAAGTGGCTCGTCACTTATTTGGTTACATGGAGATGGATAAAGAACCATTCCTTGCTCGTTTAGGTTTAATTAGAACTAAAGCGGAAGTACCGGAAGGTTTGGCTATTTTGTCCAAAATCTTAATTTCGGAGCAAGCTCCAAAAAAGAATCACTCGTTATCCCCGGTGGTGGAAAGAGTACCCTTGCCCTCCCAAAAGAAGGCAGGGGGAAAAGTCCTTAGCCAAGCAGCTTAATATGGAAAATCAATGTCACAAACTCTGCAAGGCTACATCACGCAAGTCAGAAGACTCTTGCATGATGCTAATGGAAACTTTTACTCCGACCAGCAATTAACAGATTACATTAATGCTGGCAGGGAGCGCGTAGTCCGGGATACCGGATGCTTACGCACGATTCAAATTACGACTGTACCTACTACGCCTGTAGCGGGAGGTGCAACACCCTATTTCTGGACTGGTGGCGGCACAGCTAACACCGGTGATTATGTTGTCTATAACATCTTTATTTACAAGGTAGTAAACGGCGGCGTCTTTAGCACTACCGCTCCTAACTATCCATCTGGTCCTAATCCATATCCGCCAAGCACTACATTCCTTAATGGAACGGTTACTTTGCAATATGCAGGACCATCTGAAATTATTAATTTTTCATGTTTGCCACAAGGCACTCAGACCCTTGATGTATTAAACATTAACTTGTATTGGGGCAATACGCGTATTCCAATGCGTTATTTGTCATGGACAGACTTCAACGCGCAATTGCGTTTTTGGCAAAATTATATTGGACGCCCTATTGCGTTTAGCGTATTCGGGCAATCACAGATTTACATTTCTCCGGTACCAGACCAAGTTTATACCGTTGAAATTGATACTGTAATTTTGCCTACACCAATGGTAAATCTTGCAGACACAGATACCATCAATGACCCGTACTACAATCCGGTTCAGTTCTACGCTGCTTATCAAGCGAAGTATTTTGAGCAATCCTTTGGAGAAGCTGAAATATTTAAGCAACAATATGACAAACAAGTTATGGCGGTACAGACCTCGGTTTACACCAGAAGGATGCTCAACCCTTATAGCACTCCATACTAATTATGGCAGCCGCAGAGCAAAAAAAATCGTATGCCATTGTCAAACAATTTAAAGGTC